GAGTTACCGGGTGGCTGTGAAAAACCGCGATCACTTCACCGAGATCTTCAGCCGCCGCATAGCTCTCGGGGTCGAGGATGAACATGCTGCGCGGGTCGGTGGACAGGTTGCGGCACGGCATGTAGCGCTCCCGACCCTTGATGACGACGACAAGCCCGCATGCCTCGTGAGGAAGCTCCTGGCGAGCGTGAGCGAGGGCTTCAGCCCGTGTGGCGTCCTGCATGATCAGAAGTACTGGCCGATTCCAGGGAAGGAGCCGAAGGGCAGGGGGTTGTTCTCCCCGAACCTACATTCGCAGCTGACCAGGCGCTTGCCGCAGATGTCCTGTGATGCCAGCCCAACCGGCTCATCATTCTCGTCGAAGTAGCTGGTTCCGGTGTAGCCGCACTCGGTGCTTCGGTACTGCCACTGGCACACGTCGTTGATGGTCTGCCGCTTTGGTGCCCTGACGCCGGCGAGATCAAAGGCTGCGACCAGCTCAAACTCGACGATCTCAAAGGTCTCAACCGACTTTCGGTCGATGTAGTAGATCTCGTCCGGCATGCTGGCCGTCGGGTCCGGCGTCCCGAATGGGTTGACGTTGCCGTCGAAATTCTGGGCATCAAGGAACCGCGCCAGCGTGCGGATTCGCTTGACCTCAGAGCCCACGAGATCGGAGCCGGTGGTGAACTGGTTGACCTCAAGCAGGATGGCAGTGATTGCCGCGTTGACGTTTGCAATGCGAACCTTCGGCCGCGGCAGCGTGCCGTTGCCGGAGTACTCAAAGCCCTCCGCCTCAACGGGCCAGGCGTAGTAGGTGTTGCCCGCCCAGACCAAGTGCCCGCTGACGGCCTTGGCGTTGACGCCAGAGTGAAATCGGTAGACCTCACAGGCGCCGTGAAGGCGTGCGGAGGTCTTGACTTCAAATAGCTCCACCACAGTGCTGGGTTCCAGCTTGGCGAGTTCGGCGCGGACTTCAGGGGTGACGGTCATGGGGGCGAGAAAGGTTGAGCCACGTTGTTGATGGTTAGTGCCGTCATGACGAATTGTTCGGTGTCATCCGCCAAAGCGCCAACCGCACTGCTGCCATAAAGCTGATAACTGTGAGCTGGGTCGGTAAGTGGCCAAAGACCTTCTCTTGCATAGATGACTACATCTTGTGTTGATCCATCCGCCTTCAAGACCCGGATTCCAAGAGGTACAGTTGCCCCCGCGACGGTCGCACCGCACCTGTACTGAGTGGCAGCAAACGTCTGCAAATACTTCCATCCCACGGCGTTAAAGACCGTCCCCTCGCGTGCTGTTACGATTGTTTGCGCAGGATTAATGATAGTATTAAAGTAACAAGAGCGCCAGTCGCTCTCGACCTCTACTTGGTTGTAATACACCCTAAGAGTTCCTTGCGGTACAGTCGTCCACTCTGGCACCGGAGGATCGCCATCGCCGCAAAGGTCGTCGTCGTCACAGACCGCTGCTGATGCCACTGGCGTGATGATCGTGCTCAGCTCAAACACACGCTTCAGAGTGGCTGAAATGCGATACCAGTTGTACTGAGTCTGCTCTACATTCCAATCATCGCAGCGCCAGCGAAGAGCGGAAGCGGCGTCTGGTGGCTGCCAGTCAAACGATTCTCCCGCGTCGGCTTGCGCCTGAAAAAAGCTGTCGATCGTGTAAGCGTCGTCAGCGGTCACCTCCCACACTAGGCTCCACTCTGGCCGAAGACTGTTGAGACCAAATCGAACCGACCTCTCGTAGCCGTCGCCAAACAGCATGCGACCACCCTGTGCAACGCTGCGCTTCGGTGCTGGGTGAATTGGAGGGATGGAGGGGAGAGTGGCCATGCCTTACCACTTGCCTTCGGGGCACTTCGCAACTTCAAGCCTAACCTTGCCTAGCACGAAGCATCCGCAGCGGGCGCACTGCTTGATGAATGGGCGAAGATGCTCGCAATTAAGGCAGATCGCCAGGCGCTGCTTGGCCGTCTCTGCGTTTGAGAATGGGTTGTTCATCGGGGTCATGGTATCGCCGCCGCGATGGCGTTGACGAGCGTGGTGACGCGGGAGTCAAGCAGGGCGAGGTCGAGGGATTCACCGATGGAGTAGAAGGCGAGACGAGCGTTGGAATACGTTGCATCCATGCCTGCTTGACTGGTGCCATCAATCTCTCGGAATACACCGTAACCAGCGTTGGCGAGGGCTTCAGACGCCTGAGTCAATGTCGAATTATTGCCTCCATGGCGAACCACATAGGATCCGCTTGCACTGCGACTGGTCCCGATAAATGCCGTTGCAGAACCGGCACCAGAAATAGATTGAAAGTCTGAGTTGGCATTTCTGCTGTATAGATCAGAGCTGTTGCTATCTAGCCTTCCAATGCCGGTAGCCCCGTCAGCATTCCCTCCAGCTGAAACATACGCGGGGAACTTACTTGCTGCCGAGGTCGCCGCGGTTGAAACCCATGCGGACAGATGTCTACTGTTTTGCGGATCAGCACTGTTATTTCTGTTGCTGTTCAGATACTTCGTGCTTCCATCCCCCACTAGCCCCGTCTTGCGGTCGTAGTCTGAAACAGGCCCAGCCGCCGCTTGTGGGGTGAAGTTAGCGGTGTAGCGAACTACACCTTTGGTGATGCGAAGTTCATCAATTTGTCCACTGAAACGTCTATCGCCAGGACCATTTAGAACATTGTCAAACGGCCGCATTCCTACAATAAAATTCTGTCCTTGGTCTATCCCTGGGCTTTGGGTAGCGGAGTACACTTTTGTTCCGGCTACAAACAACTCCACCAGCCCTGCACCGTTGTATGTAAATGCAACGTGTGTCCATGTATTGTTGCTGATATACGGACCGCTAGTTTGTTCATACGTGCCAGCGTTTGGCCCTCTAGCGTAAAACTTATCAGTGTCCCAAAAACCAAAAGACCATCCGCCTACATTGTGTGCTATTACTTTTATAGTATTTTGTCCTGTAGTAATTTTAGCCCAACATTCCCAGGTAAGACTTCCTGCGCCAAAGTACAGCGGGGATGCAGGCAAGCCTGATTGCGGAGGAGTAAAGGCGAGGACATCATTCACACCGTCCAAGAGCAACGCTCCGCTTCCATACTTAGGAGACGCTGTGGAAATTTGAGCACCATTGTAGGCGTTAATGGTATAAGCCTGCGGAGAGCTATCTATAAATGTCGTGCTGCCGTTGGTTCCGTTCATCCGCAGCAACAACGAAACGTTCGCCCAGTACGGATCAGCGGCGCCCCAGAAGTTGAAGTTGGTTGGTGCGGTGCCGGCCAGCGGCACTAGGGCTCCGCTCAGCGTCCGAGCACCGGCCAAGATGCAAGACGCCTTGATGGCGTTCCAGGTCCCGTCCGTCTTGCAGCCGGCGACGAAGTTACTAATCGCGATCTTGACGCCAGCCTCCAGCGTCTGGCCATCGGCGGCTTCAACGGCTGCAATGTAGGCAGCAGCATTGCCATCAAGACCGGCCCCTTTCGTCGTCGTTGCCGGGTTGCCCGTCAGGGCGAAGACGCCAGCCAGCGGCTCAAGAACATCGGGCACATACGCGGCCTTGACCAACGTGGACACCTGGCCAGTCAGGTTGAACACACCAGCAACCACCTCAAGCAGCTCGTTCTGAGGCAGCCGGGCGTAGCTGTAGACATGCCGGAACGTTGCTTCAAATTCCCGCCAGGCACAGTTAGGAAGCAGCTTTGTCCATTCATCGCAGCGATACCGGCCCTGAATGCCGCCAGGAGGGGTCCACAGGAACCACTCGCCATTGCGAGCTCGCTCTGCCAAGAAGGTATCAAGTATGTCGGCCTCCGCCGGCGTCAGAATCCACCTGACACTCCACTCGGGTGATGTCTGGTTCTGGCCAACCGTCTTCCTCTGCTCCGTGCCCCAGTCAGGCAATTTCGCGGTCCTCTGCCGCGGTTTCATCACCTTGGTGATGGGGTAGACCGGTTTGTAGGCGGGAAGCGGGATGTCGCTCATGATCAGGCCAGCAATCCACCAGGACGCTTCTGGCGCAGCAGCTCATCCTGCACTGCTCGCGACACGGCGCGACCGAGCTGTTCACCTTGACTGGAGTCGCCCTGCACCTTGCTCCCGGAGGCGTCGACTGACACGTTCACGGTAACATTGCCGCCACCGCCGCTGCCAGCCACGCCGAGCTTGCCGTCGCGTCCACGCCGCAGGGGCATGATCGCTTCGGGGCCCGCCTCGCCCATCAGGCCGGTCCGCATGGTGCCGCCACTGGCAAACTTGAACAGGGTCGGACGGGTGACGACGCCACCGGTAGCGAAGGGCTGGATGCCGTTCTTGGCGAACGCGCCGCCCTTGGCGAAGGACCACTCCATCCCGCTGCTCACGACGCCAGGGGTGAAGTTGGTGCTGGCGCCACCGACGACGCCGCCGTTGCCGAAGAACCCGAGGCCCTGGAAGATCGTCCGCAGCACCATCTGCTGGATGATCATCCGGGCCGTCTGGGTCAGGATGTCAGCCGCGAACTGCCGGAAGTTCGCGGTGCCGGTGGTGACGAGGCTCAGGATCGCGTCTTCCACGCCCTTGATACCGCTGACTGCCAGCTCGGCTGTTGCCTTCCGCATGGTGCCGATTGATTCCACGTAATCCTGAACGCCCTCCTTGAAGCCTTCGCCGATGCGGGTGTCCTGGCGGAAGCGCATCGCGTCGTTGAAGGCGATCTGGGCGGCGGTGGCCTCGTTGGTCAGGCGGGTGTTTTCGGACAGATTGGTGTTCAGATCTGCGATGCCCTTGCTGTAGGCATCCACTTGCATCTGAGCCGCCTTTGCCTCGTCGGTGTTCCCCTTGTTGGCTGCATTTAGCTCGTCGAGCTTTGCCTTCGCGGCATTGAGGAGCGGCGTCAGCACCCCTAGAGCCTGGTTGTTTGCCTGAACCGCCTCGGCCTTCTTGACCTCGGACTCGATGACCTCAGGGCGAACGCCATCGAGCTGGAGCTTGTTGCGCAGCGCGATGATCGATGCGCTGTCCTGCATCGCGGCATTTTGCTGCCGAAGGTCGTCGGTGAGATCAAACACGAAACCCTTGACGGTTTCCGGCGTTAGCTTGCTGAGCTGCTCGACGGTGAGCTTGGCCGCTTCATTGGCCGCCTTCACTTCTTCAGCCGCTACGTTCGCAGATCCTTCTGCGGAGACATCGCGACGAGCCGCAGCTGCCAAGCCTGCACCCTTGGTTTGGCCGGCGGGCACGCGCAGGCTTTCCTTGATTGCGTTGAGCGGATTCAGCAGCCGCCCCATCTGGTCGCGCAGTTCGTAGTGGAGGTGGGTGTTCTGCCCGTCTGGGGCGACGGTCGCGATCTTCTGGCCGGCGGCGACCATCTGCCCCTGGCGGACAGACGGAAGTGTGTGCCCATAGGTGCCCTGGCGTCCGTCTTCGTAACGGATCACCACAGCGCCGCCGGCGTCGCCGAAGCCGGTGCGATAAGCCTTGATGATCTCGCCGGCCATGCGAGCATGGATCGGGTCGCCCACGTCGAGCCCGAGATCCTGCCCTGCGTGCAGACGGCCGCGACCGTAACCGACTCCCTCGTTAATGTTCGGGCCGCCGCGGGTGCCAGGGAGCATGTTCGCGACGCCGCCGGAAGTTCTGCCACCGACTGCAGCAGGGATGCTGCTGGTGGTCACCGCCGCCATGGCCTGAGCAGACTTCAGCTCCTGGGTCGCATCGATGACTTTCTGCTGGGCCTGCGCCATTCGGCCCTGCAGCTGATCGATCTCACCGAGGAACTGGGAGACGATGCCAGCGACAGTGCGAGCGCCGCCGGTCTGGCTCTTGACCCAGTTGTCGCGCTGCTTGCTGATCAGTTCCTGCTCATACTCATACCGCTTGCGGATGAGCTCCATCGCGTTTTGATGGACCGCGTCGTCAAGAGCGATGCGGTTCTTGGCTACCGTTTCGTTGTACTGCTGCTGCCGCAGCGCTTCCGCGTCACGATCGCGCTGGAGCTTGTCAAGCGCTTCACGATCAAGGTCTCCCTTGGGCGTTGTGGTAGCGAAGTCGGTCAGGCTCGTCTTCGGCGTCGGCTTTCGATTGGCCAGTTCCTCAATGCCAGCCTTGTACCGGCTTTCGGCCACCTTCAGAACGGCTTCCTCGGCGGCAATTTGCTCAGCCAGAAATTCCTGGCGAGGCTTGAACGGAGTAGTGGCCTGCTCCTTCTTGTAAGCCTTGATCTTGTCTGCCGCGAGCTGATACGCCCGGCCAGCGGCCGAAACCTCCTTCTGGAGCGACGCCGTGTCCTTCGCGGCCCCGCCGATGCTCTTGACCCAGGCCTCGCCTCGCAGATCAGTGCTGGCGCTCTTGAGCCTGTCCCTGGCCTCCTTGATCTTGCTGATCCAGTTCCAGACGATTTCGGCGCCAACGATGGCGACGGTGACGACTATCGGAGCAGCCAGCGAGGCGGCAATAGCCTTGGCGCGGAGCCCGAAGGCAGTCAGCTTCTGCTGCGCAACCACAGCCTGTGCGGTTGTCGTGCCGAAGGCTGCACCCAGGAGGGCGAGGCCGCCTCTGATCGGACCCATCAGGGCGCCAAACGCCTTGATCGCGAATCCAGCCCCGGCGAAGGTGACTCCGAGCTTTATGACCTGAGCAGCAAGCGATCCGATTACATCGGCATTTGAAACGATCAGG